GAGAAGCTTTATTTAAAGCGTGGTGTACCATGTGAATTGTCATTAGAAGAAGGAAGGGTTAAGGTAACACCAGATATAAGAAATCTATTAGAACCTATATGGTTTAACAGACCAGCATCTAATAATAGGAATGGTGCAGTTATTATATATGAATATCCATTACCTAATGCACCTAGAGGTCTTTACAAGATAGGATATGACCCATATAGACAAGTTAATGGTAATTCATTAGCATCTATCATTGTGTATAAAGGTATTCAACGTGGTAGCTTTTCAAGAGATTGTATAGTAGCAGAGTATACAGGTAGACCACAAGACCCTGATGATGTTAATAAGATATTTGAGTTACTCATTATGTTATTCAATACAGAAGGAATGTATGAGAATGAAGTAACACATGTAAAATCTTATTTTGTTAGACGCAAGAAACTTAATCTATTAGCAGCACAACCAGATGCAGTAATATCAAAGGCAATTAATAACTCCGAAACTGAAAGGATTTATGGTTGTCATATGAATGAACAATTAAAGGATGCGGGTGAAAAATATATCAAGACTTGGTTATTAACACCAGTGAATGTAACAGAAGATGGAAGAGTATTAACAGTTATTGACTATATTGATTCACCGGGATTACTTGAACAGCTTATCATGTATAACAGAAAGGGCAATTATGACAGGGTTAGTGCTTTGATAATGGTAATGTTCCAGATAAATGAAGAGGAACTTGGGAAGGAATATAACGAAGAAGTAAAAAAAGATGAAAAATTATTATCTCTGATTGAGAACTTATATAAAAAAAATAGGTAGTTTTGAAAAAACCTAGTCAATGGATTTTTCTGTACCTAAGCATGACATGCTTACTCAAAAGCAGAAGGAACAAAATGATAACGAATGGTATAAGGAAAGGGCAAGGGGAATTGATAGTCTATGTAATAATGCCGTAGGATTTGGTGGTGTTGGTGAAATAGATCGTATGAAAGTAAATTACGATTTGTTTAACAATACCATAAATATGAAGGATTTTGATTATGTAGTTAAACCATTCGGAGAAAGTCTTGGTGAGTTACCTGCTACTTTAACTAATAGAGATATATGTAGTGCAAAAATAAAAGTTTTACATGGATTAGAATTAAAAAGACCTTTCGGATGGAAGGTCTTGGCAGTTAATGAAGAAGCTACTACTAGGAAGGAACAAGCTGAATTCGATATGATTTCACAGTTTGTTATCAATTCAATCATGCTACCTATAAAGCAAGAGATTGAAATGCAGTTCCAGCAACAGCAACAAGGAGGACAACAGTTAACAGCAGATCAACAAGAACAAATAAGGAAGCAAATAGCACAAGAACTAGAGACAAGGACACCAGAAGAAGTACGTAAGTACATGAAGCGTGACCATCAAGACCCTGCTGAAGCAATGATGCATCAGATATTGGAGTATCTTACACAATCAGAACAAGTAGAACATAAGTTTAATAGAGGTTGGAAACATGCTACATTATCAGCTAAAGAAATATATTGTATAGGTGTAAGAGCAGGTGAACCTTATATAAGTAATGTAAATCCAATTAGGTTTAATCATGATACTACAAAAGAAGAAGATGATTTTATAGAAGATGGTTCATGGGCAAGAGCAGAGTATCGCATGACACCAGAGCAGATAGTTAATTACTTTGGTGATAAATTAACTCCTAAACAAATTGAAGATGAAGTATATGGTGATTATAACTTAGCACATGGTTACTATGGTGATGATTTACTATTTGATTTTTCAACAGTTAATTATAGCGTAGATGCAAGAACAAAACAAGTATTTCACTATAACTTAGTATCGTTAAGGAAAGTAGGCTTTGTTAAATATCTGGATGAAGAAGGTCAAGAGCAGGAGGATATGGTAGATGAAAACTATCAGATGAATCCTGCTCTTGGCGATTTAAGTATTGAATGGGAATGGATACCACAGGTACATCAGATGTGGAGATTAGGTAGAGACTTGTTTGTTGATTGTGGGCCAGTACCGGGACAACATAAAGACTTAGATAATCTTCACTCACCAAAACTACAGTATTACGGAGTATCATATGATAATATGAACTCTGAAGCTACCTCTCCAATGGATAGGATTAAGGGTTATCAGTATCTATATAATATAGTAATGTATCGTATAGAATTATTGATGGCTTCAGATCAAGGTAAGATACTGTTAATGAATATCAAAGCTATTCCAAGATCAATGGGAATTGATATTGATAAATGGACTTACTTTTTAAATGCTATTAAAGTAGGTTGGGTTAATCCATCAGAAGAAGGAGCAAAAGGTGCAGATGTAACGAATATGGCTAAAGAGATAGATATGTCTCTTGTATCTGATATTCAGAAGTATATGAATATAGCTGAATACCTAGAGAACAAAGCAGGTTCTGCTATTGGAGTAACTAAACAAATGGAAGGTGAGATAGCAACATCTGATGCTGTTACTAATACAAAGCAATCAATTATACAAGGCACAACTATCCTAGAACCTTTATTCGATTTACATAATCAGGTTAAACAAAGATGTTTAACTGGATTAGTAGAACAAGCTAAGATAGCATGGTCAAGTGGTAAGCCACGTAAACTATCTTATATCTTAGATGATATGTCAGTCCATATGTTAACAGTAGACCAGAAATTACTGGATGCTAGTACATATGGACTTTTTGTTTTAAATTCATCTAAGTCTGCTGAAGCTAAGAAGATGGTTGAACAACTTGCACATGCAGCTATGCAGAACCAGATGATTGAAATGTCTGATGTAATTAAGATAATAAGAAGTGAAGGAATACAAGAATCTGAAGAATTACTTGAAGTATCTGAAGATCAGAAACATGCTAGGGAACTACAGAAACAAACTGCTGCAACAGAAGCACAAGCACAAGAAGCAGAGAAAGCAAGAGAGTTCCAGAGAGAAACATGGAAACATGATGATGAACAAGCTATAAGGGAAATACAAGAGAAAGGTAAAATTGAACTACAGAAAGCTACTATATCAGCATTAGGATTTGCAGAAGATAAAGATATGGATAGAGATAGAGAACCAGATGTATTGGAAGTATATAAACATGGACTTGATGCTATGGTAGTACAAGGTAAACTTGATCAGATAGAATCAGAAATTCTTCTTAAAGAGAAACAATTTGAACATCAAAAAGAGGTAGATAAAGAGAAACTTAGAATTGATGATAAAAAAGCATCGCAAAAACCTAGATCAAAATAGCTATTATAGAAGTTATTTCAGGACTTCATTTTCAAACTGAAAAAAATTACATTTTCAAACTTAAATTTGTATCCGATGCCAAGCAAAACACAACAAACTGAAGAAAATTCTTTAGAAGATTACTTCGACAATGATGATGAATTATTTGACTTTAATAAAACAGGGCCAGTTAAAGTAGATGAAAAAGATGATAAGCCTAAAGATGAAAAGCCCAAAGATGATAAAAGCAAGAAAGGTGATGATGATAAGACTGATGATGATGAGGATGATAAAAACGTAGACGATGATGACTTCTCCGAATTTGATAACATTGATAGGAAGAAGAAAGCTAATAAGGAAGGAAAAAAGGATGAAGGAGATAAAAGTAAAGACAAGAAGGACACTAAGGATGATGATACTGATGGAGATGAGGAAGAAGATGATGTTAGGTTCTATACCAGTCTTGCGCATTCATTAAAAGAAAAGGGAATTATTTCTATTGATTTTGAAAAGGATGCGGAATTCGATGAAGATACATTCTTTGAATTACAGGACAAGGAGTTAGAAGAAAGAACAAATGAAGCAATAGATGAATTCTTTAAAGGTCTTGATAACGATGCAAAACAATTTATCAAGTATAAGAAAGATGGTGGAGCAACTAATAAGTTCTTACAAGTATATAGTCAACCAACTTTCAAACCAGACCTTGATCTTACAGTTGATGGTAATAAACATAAGGTAATTAAAACATACCTAAGAGAAATAGAAGGTCTGGATGATGAGGAAGTAGATGAACGTTTTGAGTTTTTGAAAGATGCTGCAAGAGTTGATAAGTATGCTAAGAAATATCATACTTACTTTGTTGAGAAAGAAGCACATGATAAACAACAACTCTTAGCAAGACAAGCCGCAGCCAAAGAGAAAGCAATTAGTGATGCTAATGAGTTTAAGAAAGCAATGATTGAAGTATTCAAAAAGGATGAAGTTGCTGGAATACCAATCGCATCCAAAGAAAGAAACAAATTAATTGACTTTACTTTAAATGCTACAATTAAAACTAAGATAGGTTACAGAACTCCATTCCAACAAAGGTTAGATAAGGCTTTAGATAATGATGAAGAAACGGCAGCTTTAGCTAAGATATTAATGAATGACTTTAAGTTGCCGGAGATTGAGAAGAAAGGTGAGACTAAGAAAGTGCAATCAATCAGAGAGAAGTTAGCTGTAGCCAAAGAAAAGAAAACTCCTTCATCAGCTAAAGTAGAACATGCAAGAACAATAGCTGATTTACTCGGATAACTTTAATACGAATATAAAAAATTAAACAATGGCAAAGATAGAAAGTCGTCTTATAACTAAGAAGATGCCTTGGCACGCTAACATGACAGAAATGAACCATTTGGGTGCTGCGCTTATAGCAAAGCCCCATGTTATGGAAGGTGTAATGACCAAGCTATTCACTTCGCAGCAGTACAGCGATAATGCATTGACCTCAATGCTTGTCAAGGAAGGGCGAACTAAAACTATTGATAGATCATCTTGGGAGTGGCAACTTCGTGGTGCATCTACTAGGCCATTGGTTGTAGTTGAAAACATGCAGCCTGATAGTAATACTACTATTGGTAAATACAAAGTTGATTTTGATCAAAAATTCGATGAAAACTGGTGGAAACCCGGTGATGTTATTCATCCCGGTACATCTGATAAGCGTAATCAGTGTCGTGTAGTTACACCACCACAACGTCATGGTAAAGGATGGGTATATAAACTCCGTATCATGACAGATGATAATTCCTTCTTCATTAACTCCAAATATTTCACAACTGGTACACTTTGGAGCAAACTGTACTCTGTTTACGAAGAAGGTGCAGAACAGGCTGGTTCTACTCAATACAGCAGCAATCTTTCTCTTGAAAATGAATTGGGACGTTTCCGTAAAAGTTACATGGTAACTGGTGACGTTGCTAATGAAGCATTGGCTGTAATGATACCAACATCTGATGGACAGATGGTTAAAAGCTGGATTAAATATGCTGAAGTTGAATATTGGCAACAATGGTACAAGGAATTAGATGTTGCTAACATTTACTCTCGTAAAGTAAATACAGTAACAGGTGGTAATGGAAGGCCAGTAAATACATTCCCCGGTATTCAGGAACAACTTGAAGATAGCCATGTGCATCATTTCTCTGTGTTATCTGCAAGGTTGATTGAAGAATACCTGATGGATATATTCTATGGCAGGGTAAAACCGGGAGCGCAGCGTCATGTGAAGGGACTAACTGGCGAATATGGTATGTTGAATTTCCATCGTGCAATTGAAAGAATTGATGCTAAACGTGGATTCCTTCAGGTTGTTGATGATAAATTCATTCAGAAGGTATCTTCTCCATACCATACAAATGCACTCTCTTATGGTTATCAATATACCATGTATAAGATGGCAAATGGTTCTTCACTTGAACTAGTACACTTGCCTCTTTATGATGATCGTGAAATCAACATGGAGATTGACCCAGTAACAGGGTATCCAACAGAATCACAAAGAATCACATTCCTTGACTTCGGTGATAAGAACAATAGTAACATATCATTGATTAACAAGAAAGATGAATTTAAAGTCGGATATGTAGCTGGTACACAAAATCCTTATGGCCCTGCAAAGAACAACTTAATGGCACATACAGGTGACTATTATGAATTGCTGGTTCAGGACAGGAAAGGTGTACACATTGAAGATGTAACTC